GAACATACAAAGTTCCTATAACAATTTTATGATAAATACATAAAATTGAGGAATTCAGAATGGCAATAGTCCAAATATCAAAATTACAACAAAGAGCAGGAAATTTAGTTGATTTACCGCAACTTGATGAAGCAGAGTTTGGTTTCGCAACAGATGCAAAACTTTTGTTTGTAGGTAAAGAATCACCTGCCGAGAACATAGAAGTTCTTACTTCATATTCAAATATAAGTTTCAGTCAGATAAATGGATCAGGTGGCAATCTAAATGTAGATTCTGCTAACTTAGCCAACGGACAAGTATTAGCATATACAGGTACTGAATGGACTAATAAGGGCGGTACTTTAGGTGGATTGATAACTTTAGGTGATGTTGCAAATGTAAGAATCACCGGTGGCGCAGTTGGGTATGTACTAGAAACTGACGGTACTGGAAATTTAGCATGGTCCCCCAAAACAACCATATTAGCCTTTATAGATAATGTAACGCAAGCAAATCCCGCAGTTGTTACTACTACTGAAGATAACTTTTTCGTCAATGGCTCAGAAGTTGTTATAACTGAAGTTGACGGAATGGTACAGTTAAACGGTAATACCTTCTATACAAAAATATTAACATCTAACACTTTTTCTTTATATTCAGATTCAGGATTAACCAGTACTGTAAATTCGGTAGGCTATACTGCTTATACCGGAAACGGAAGAGTAATAGCACAACTTACAGGAGGAGGTGGAGGAACAATTGGAGCAGGTGGTTCTCCAACACAAGTTCAATTTAATGACGGTGGAACACTAAACGGATCGTCTAGTTTAACTTGGTCTAGCCCTACCCTTACCGTTGTCTCTAACATTGCAGTTGGAAACATTTCTGCTACAGGAACTATTGCTGCTTCAACGTTAGTTTCTTCAATTGCCACTGGTACCGCTCCGCTAACTGTAACAAGTACAACAAGAGTTGCCAATCTAAGTGTGTCTTCTGCAAATGTTTCTGATTTCAGTAATGTAACTTTACAAACGAGTGGAACTTTTTATCCTACATTTGTGAGTTCTAGTGCTACGGGCAATAGAGCATTGGGTGCTAATGCTTCTCTAGTGTTCAATGCTGCCACAGGAAACTTATCTGCTACTATTTTAAATGCCACCGGAAATGTTTCCGGTGCTAATTTAACTACTGTAGGGGTAGTTACAGCGACAGGCAATGTGTCAGGAGGTAACATTACTACTGCGGGTGTTGTTTCTGCAACCGGAAATGTATCTGGCGGAAATATTACTACTGCGGGTGTTGTTTCTGCAACCGGAAATGTATCAGGAGGAAATATAGTTACATCTAATAATGTTTCCGGCACAACTTTAACTGGCACATTAACAACGGCTGCACAACCAAATGTAACTAGTGTAAGTTCTTCGTTTACTAGTTTGACATTTGCAAATGCTCAAACCATATCAGGAAATAACTTGTCTATCACGACTGGTGCAAATACCAGATTGGGAACAATTACAGGCAATTGGACTCTGACTACCGGAAGTAGATTACAAGCAACATATGCTGACTTAGCAGAATACTATTCAGCAGATGATTATTATCAACCCGGAACTGTATTAGAATTCGGTGGGTCGTATGAAGTAACTTTAGCAAAAGACGGTACAAATAAAGTAGCCGGAGTAGTGTCAACGGACCCAGCATATGCAATGAATGCGAAATGTCCCGGAATAGCAGTTGCATTAGCACTGCAAGGAAGAGTTCCTTGCAAGGTTCGTGGAAAAGTAGAAAAGGGTGATATGATGATTAGTGCAGGGGACGGGTTTGCAAGAGCATGTATAAACCCAACCATTGGCTCAGTTATAGGCAAATCACTTGAAAATTTCAATGGAATAGAAGGCGTAGTAGAAGTCGCAGTGGGCAGGTTGTAATTTTCCATTTTTTTATAAATACAAAGATATGCTCACATGGTGTGAGTTTATGCTGTAACCCGCAGCGTATGGCCTAGAACGCCACAAATTTTATAAAGGAAAAAACAAATGGGACGCCCTCTTAAAATAGCAAAAGCACAAGCAATACTTACCATTACAGCAACTGATGCATCAACCGAAGAAGTCACTGTATCACAAACATTGGCCAATTTCGGTGTTATCGCAGGTATGCCCTTCGTTGTTGCAAGCAACGTAGGTGGTCTAACAGCCGGAACTACATATTGGATCTTAGAAGTTACCGCAGCAAGTAAATTTACTGCCTCTGCAACTGATTTAAGTTCAAATGTAAATAGAACTCCAGTTGATTTAACTGCTACATCCGGACAATCAGTTTCAGCGTCTGTAGGTGTCGTTGACGCATACTTTAACAATCCAGTTTCTGGTGCAGGTTATCCTGCAACTAACACCGAAACTTATTCTGTAGTAGGTGGTAATACTGGGATTTACGGAAAGCAAGTACTAGTACGTTGTGCTATCGGTGTTAACGGCACTGGTACAATTTATTCTTATGACGATGGTAATGTTATCGGTGGTATAGGAACAGACTTTACTAACACATTCAGTGCAGGTAGCATTATTCAATCTGTGAACTCAGAAACTGGTGAAGCAACAACTTTAGGTTTCGTTGACACCGTTACCGGCAATGTGGAAATAGAAGTTTCTAATGCAACTGCAACTGGAAATTTTATAACATCGGTCGGCAATGCAGAAACATTGGTAGCGAATCTACCAGTGACATTTGATGCAAACATCGGTGGTTTAACTACTGGCACAATATACTTTGTTAAAGAAATAGTTAATGCTGCGGCATTCACGGTATCATTAACACCGGGTGGTGCAAATGTTGCATTAAGTGATGAAGATGCAACTGCCAATGTCGTTCAAGATCAAGTGCTATTAGACGCAAATGCTCTAGCAAATACTGCGAATGCTTCATTTATCTATGCCGACAACGAAGCAGGTTTCATTGTAAGACAAAAAGGAAAACAGAAGTATTTGGTTACTGGTGCAACTAGTGGATTGACTGCCCCTTGCTTTACTGCAAACGTAGCCAATGCAGCACTAACACCTAATACAATGAGTATTATTGCTACTTACGCTAACACTGATACTACTTTAGTTCAAAGTTTGAGCGATCATACTCTAGAAATATTTGGAACAGGTAATGTATTACCTAATAGTAGCCCTGCTTTTGCAACATTCAATACAGCATATGCAGCCAATACTTACGGTGGACAACCTTACCCAATCGTAACAATAAATAATGCTTAATCATGTCTTCTTTAAATGCGATAAAAGTTCAACATCCTGAAACAGAAATCGCTATCCTACACGTCCAAGTTAAGAACGTAGAGGATAAAATTTCTGATATCAAAGATGATATCAAAGAAATAAAAGTTTCTTTGAAAGAGCAGGTAGAAGAACAAACAAAGTTGATAACCAATATCAAAGATGCAAGCGAAGAAGCTCATGACTCATTATCTAGAAAAATATCTGCATTGGAAAAATGGAGATGGATGATGATGGGAGCAGGTATCGTTATAGGTTCGTTGGGGTTTGAGTCTATATCACAACTAATGAAGTAAAAATCAAGGGGCTTATGCCCCTTGATTTACCAAATAGTTTATTTTTTCTTTTACAATATCAAAATTTATCAAATTGAATAAGCCAGGATGTAATGGCTTTGGATAATTTTCTAACGTTACCCATGCATATCCTAAATGTTCATCGTTTAATTTAGGTATAAATTCATCCGATATCTCGCAAAAAAATGTATTGTATGTGAAATCGTTGTTGACAAACTTTTGAATAGGGACTAATTTCAAATCATCTATCCAAAAATTTATTTCTTCTATACATTCTCTTTTTAACCCATCTAGCAATGTTTCATTGCATTCAAGTTTTCCTCCAGGTAATGCCCAACAATTATTTTTGCTGTCATTTCTAAGAAGGTAAAGAAAACGTTTTGTGTTTTTGCTATAAAAAAACACACCAACTGAATTTATTTCCATATCAAATGACTATTGAATAGTCCCCTTGATCAATATATCCTTCGTATGACTTTACCCATTCTTGGTTATCAAATTTATATTGAACGTTAGTAACTAAATTAGTCACGAACTCTACATCAGTAGAATTTACAGAATCAAAAGAAACTTCCCATTCACCTGAAGTGCTGTTATATTCAATAATATCATTTGCATTAGCGACAACACTTCCCCACGCCGATGTTAAACTATCACCGCCCATATTTTCTACGATTAGATATCTTCTACCATTTACTGGAGCGGGCAAACCTGCTCCTGGTCCAGTTGTTAATGGATTAACTATTCCATCAACAGGATCCAATGTATTAGAAGGTAATGTGTCAGGATCAATGTCATAGATTAACAATCTATCATCAGATGGATCATAATCAATCGTACCTACAATTTCATTTTCTAAATTTGGATGTTGAATCCAAATTTGAGATATTCCCGGTTTTATTGTGCCGTACACATTTAAATACGAATGCCAATACAAATCTGTATCCGGAGGCGAAGGCAAATCTAAATTACTGTTCGGTGGATTAAAGGGTTGATTTGCTGGTAACAACTGCAATCTGTCATTCAATAGTAGCAACTTATATCCATATGGTGTTATTTTTTGTCTGGTTCCTAAAAGCAAATCGTCATCTTGCATATCTGTTAATGCAGCACCTTTAAATATTGAAGCAATGATTTTTTGTATGACACCCATCTTTTTCAATTTTGCCGCAGTGCTTAACCATATAGGCATATAGAACTTCCAGGTCATTATATCTATTGGATTTCCTGTTCCTTGTGGTATTGATCTACTAGTAAATGTCAAGCCATCTTGAAATACTGCTGAAAGAGAAGTCCAATCAAGAAAGTTCTCGGTGCTTTGTATTTCTAATGCAGGATTAAACAATGCTCCCAATTGTTCTACGATTTCGAGTTTCTGATTGTAATTAGAAGTCCAAAAATCTACGGTAATTCTCAACGTGTAGGGTACCGGCATCAATCGTTCAACGGTAAATGCTTGTCCTTGTGTTGTTTCATAAGACTGAGTTTCGCTATTGTATGCTCGTTGCCTTACATTAGTTTTTTCTACGTAAGTTGGACTTTGTGTCCAGCCCTGATTGTATTCAAGTCCTGAAATATAGTATGTGATAAGAGGGGTACTGGGCAAATTACTTGCACTGTTATTTGCAATGATGGTGGCGGCTTGTCTACTGCTATCTCCGTACATTATAGGAACTCTGACTAGTATGTCATTGCCCGCAGGATCTTTGCCTTTGGTAACATACCAGTTGGAAAATATTTTTGCAAATTGAATTAAAAACCTGCGTA